AACTTACATCATACATATACTGAAAAAAACCATTACGTTGTTACTATTGAAGGTAAACAACCTACTGATAATACAGATTGGGATTTGGTTCATGGTGTATTAGGTTCTAAAAGATTAACTGATGATTTAGAAGAAAGAGTTAGTAAACAACTTTCACAAATGTTTGGTAATTGGAATGTTAAAGACATAAAAATAGAATCTTATAAACAAGGTAATTACATATACACTAAAGCTAAGGTTTATATTGGTAGAAGTGATGATAATAAAAGTTATACTGTTTTTACTACTAGAGGTTCTATAGGGTATGATTATGTTAGAAGACACGATGAACAAGTGTTTGGTTTAACTGAAAGATTATCCACTTATTACGGCAATGGGACTGTTAAAACTTTTGGTCCATACGTTATTTGTGTTAGTGATGAAAATGGTGAGTGTTTTATGAAATATAAACAATCATTTTACACTGTATCTGTTGGTAAATAAAAAAGGGACATTATTGTCCCTTTTAGTCTGTTTGAGGCCCATCACCTTCTAACCATTGTTTTTTATTATTAAATTCTTTTTTACTAATCTTTTTAGCTTTTTTTCTTAAAAAACTTAAAATCTTCATCCTTTTCAAAAACATCCGTTATTATTTTTTCAGATATTATACCTAATATTGGTTGTAATTCATTTGAATTTACAGGTAATAAAGGTTCTTTTTTAAACAATGTCATTTCTACTGACATAAAACTCCTTTTATCTTTTTTAATCCCAGACGAAGCCATATTAAAATCTACTATAGATTTATTTTTATGGAAATGTTCATTGTCTAGAACTTCAAATAACTTTCTTTTTACTTTTTTAGATTTAAATTTTAATATATTATCATAATCATAAAATTCATTATAAATTTTCGGTTTACCCCAAGCTGATATTTGTATATAAACTGATTTTGGGTTTTTATTGTCAACCGTTCCAGAAATGATATTATATTGATATGGTGTGTTAATCTTCACTTCTTTACCTCTTTTCATTATTAAAAATTTAAACTTCTACTGTTTCATTCACAGTGTTATATACAGTTTTTAACATACGTAATGCTACACTGTATGGGTCACAATTAGAAGCGGGTCTTCGGTCTTCAAAATAACCCTTACCATCAATTATTGACTGTGCTGGAATTCTGATACTAGTATCTCTTGTACTATAACCATAACTAAAATCGTTTATACTAGAAGTTTCATGTTCACCTGTCATACGTTTTTCATTATATAAACCATATACTTTAATATGTTCATCATGAGTAAGTGTTAATTTAGCCATTGTATCTTTAATTAATTTAATACCGTCTTCTTTTCTCATTTCAGGGGTTGAGAAATTGACATGACATCCTGAACCATTCCAATCACCAGTTTTTGGTTTTGGGTGAAATGATATTTTAACACCATTTTCTTCGGCCACTCGTTGTAGAATATATCTAGAAACCCATAATTGGTCCGACCCTTCAAGAGATGTTACAGGTCCAATTTGGTATTCCCATTGCCCTAACATAACTTCCGCGTTAATACCTGAGATATCCAAACCAGCTTCAACACATTTTTCTAAATGTTCTTCCACAATTCTTCTACCTGTGATATTATCTGCTCCAACACCACAATAATAATCTCCTTGTGGTCTAGGTTCTTCATTAGGTCTGAACCCAAGTGGTAATCCTTCACCTTCTTTAAAATTCGGTTTTGTGGTTAAAGTATATTCTTGTTCCCAACCAAACCAATTGGCTTTTTCTAAACTAACTTTAGAGTCCGTTATTTTATTTTTTTCCATAAACTCCCTTAACTCACCTCTTTTATTTGTTGGGTGTAAGGTTCCGTCTGGATTTAAAACCTCACAAAGGACAATGTAATGATAATCACCTCTAAATGGGTCATCACAAGAAAATACAGGTTTTAAAACACAATCAGTGTTTTCCCCCTTTCCAGCTTTAGCCTGTTTTGTTGAACTACCATCAAAAGACCATTTAGGTAAATCCCAAATAAATCCCGAATATTCGGGGTTTATAACCCCCGAATCAGTATATTTTCTAATATCTTCAGGTTTTACAACTTTAGTTTTACTTCTTAATTGTTGTGGTTGATTTCCGTCCAACCAAACGTATTCTAAAAAAACTTTTTTCATTTATTATTTTTTTATTAATTGTTATTTACTTAAGTATACTAAATGTTATTAACAAAAAAAAGCCCCCTAAATTTGGAGGCTTTTATTCATTTATAATATTTCCTTTTTAGGAGGCTCTTCTTTCTTGCCCCCAATAACTTTAATTACTTCCATAAATTTACCACCAAATACATAACCACCAAATAACACCATAGCGTATTTAAGTGCCTCAATAATGATTTCAAATTTATCCATATCTAAACCTTCTCCCTCTTTAGAAGTTTTTATACCAGCAAACATAAGAACAGCTAATGTGATGTAATATACTATAACTGATACTAGTAGATATATTCTACCTTGTGACCATTTTCCTCTTTCTTTTAACATATCTTTAAATACTCCCATTATAAAAACATTTGATTTATTTTTTATTCATTAATTTTTAAGAATGTTTTTTAGTTTATTTTTAATTGCTGAAATTAATGTACCTTTTTTCTTACCAGATATAACCCCTAAATTTTCTAAAACTGATATTAGATATTCTAAATTAACATAAATAAAAACTGTACTATGTAACCAATTAAATAATAAATAAGATGTTTTACCTATTGTTGTATCGTATGTGGAATATTCCAATCTTAAACTATTTAAAATAAATAATAATGTGACCCATACAAATAATTTAAAACCAAACCTACTAAACCTTCTAGAAGAGATTTTTTCTTTATTTACCTTAGACGCACATATACCCGATATAAGTTCAAGTGTTATTAGTAACACAAAAGATAGGACTGTTAAACCCTGTAAACCAAAGTACGATTCAATTATTGAACTAATGCCGGCTATAGGTAATGTTAAAGCTAGTACTTGTGTGTGTACCATTGAACCCATAAACTCATATTTACAGTTGAACCCAAAATTCTCCAAAATAAACCCAAACATCTTACCCATTAATACTATTTTTTAAATCATATAATTTTAAAATTTTATTACCTAAATCATCATCACTATCAACCATTCTGTAAACCCTATCTTTAGTTTCTAATAACTTACCTTTAACATCCATATTATTTGAATACTTATCCAAATTTTCATTTATAATGTTAATGTTATCTTTAACTAGTTTTAAAACCATATTTTTTAAACTACTATCGTCAGATTCTTTAAGTACCTTTAAAATATTTTTTTCTTCTTCAGTTAATTCTGAATATCTTTCATTAAATTTATTTGTTGCTATATCTAAAAATTTCTTAGGATTTATATTTTCCCTAACATAATCACTTTTTTCTTCCCTATCTTTATTAGAAATTAACCAATCTATAACATTTATTCTAGATTCGTGTAATTTGTTTATGGTTTTTAAACTACTAGTTTTAGTTAAAAGTATTTCTAAAGATTCGTGTAAGTTATTAGATTTAACATCTAAATTAATATCATTTTCTTTTAAAATTGCTATTAATTTTTTAGTTTCTTCTACTAATGATTTTTTTCCTGTAAAATTATTAATTAACGATAAATTTTCTTTTAAATAATGGTTTGCCTCAAATTTATCACTAATTGTATTACTTTCAATATTCTTATAAACAACAAAAGCTGTCTTTAATGTTTCACTTTCATTAAGTGTTTTTAAAAACTTTTTATATAAGTTTTTACCTGTTTTTTCACCAGAAATATGGGATTCTATAAGTTTTTCAACAAATATATTCTTAACAGTACCAAAATTCATAATATTATTTTTAAAATAAATATGCCGAAAATGATAAGTGCTTCAATAATTATTCTTGTTCTGTATCTTTATTCTTGTTTATAAGGTCTTCAATACCCTCTGTCATCATAAAAATATCTTCATTTTTTTTCTTACCTTCTAATAGTAACTTCTCTATAGTTTTTTCGTCTCCCCTAAAACTTTCACCAAAGCCACCTTCTTCACCAAAGCCACCTTCTTCACCAAAGCCACCTTCTTCACCACCACCGAAATCTTCACCTCCTCCGAAGCCTCCACCTCCAAACCCTCCACCTAAATCACCACCACCAAAACCTTCTTCAGTACCTTCGCCTTCTTCAGTCTCTTCACCTTGGTCCATCGGTAATTCTCCATATAGTTTATCAACCTTCTTAAAAAATCCAGTATTTTTAATTATGTTCGGTGTTTGTTCTAATTCCGCTGAAGCCGCTCTCTCTAGTCTTTGTTGTTCTAAATCTTCTTTTATTTCATCTGAAGACCAATTAAATATATTTTTCTTAGCCCATGTGTGTGATGTTGGCGCTATACCACCATCAACTCCGGCAACTAAATCTTTATATAAAAGAACTTTTTCTTTCCATTGTTCAACCTTTAACATCTCACCCTGTGTTGATGGGTTATTAAGTGATAATTTAAAATCATTTAATTCATCATGAAACCCTAAAATATATAGATGTATAATAGCTATTTTATTTAATTCTTGTATCATAGCTTGTTGAATTCTATTAATAGTTCTAGCGAATCTAATGTCCATCAAAGCTAAATTTTTACCTTCACCAACAGGTTCTTCAAAACCTAAAAAAGTTTTAGGTACTCTTAGTGCTGTAACTAATTTTCTTTGTATAAATTGTATATCAGCAATTTGGTCTAAGTTTTGAGCTCCAGCTAAAGTCTCAATAGGCATTGACGCATTTGGGTCTCTTACAGGAACAAAATAATCTTGGTCTACGGCTAAAGTATTATATCTAATATCTACCTGACCAGTTTGATTATCTGTTGTTTGTACTCTTTTAAATTTATTCGCTACTTTTTGTACATAAGCTTCAACATCATCATCATCTATATTACCAACATAAACTTTAAATACTCTTCTTTCTGGTGCTCTTGTAACACGATAAACTAACATAGCATCTTCAGCTAAAAGAAGTTGTTTCCATATTCTTCTAACTTTTTCTAACACAGAAGTACCATAAGGTAATTTTCTATCATCACCTAATAATCTAAAATGTGCTACTTCCCATGGATTAAATTCCATATTTTTATTTTTCCAATAAAATTTAACTTGTTTCTTTTTAACGTCATTTTCAGCTTCTTGTACCGTTGGTTCTTGGAATGGGAATGTTCCTGTTTCACTTCTACTAACTTCTATATTTGTTAATTGACTTGCCCCTATAATACCATCTTTATAATCTATTTTTAGAAAAACAAAATTATCACCATATTTACAAGTATTTCTTGTCCACATAGGTAAATTAGAGTGTATATCTAATACATTATAAAATAAATCTTGTAAAACTTTTTTGATTCTAGAAGAATCAGAATAAATAGATAATATTTGTCCTTGTTCACTTAACGTACAACTTTCTTCAGACATTATATCTAAAGCTACTGATATTTCAGGTGTAAACTCCATAGATTCATAATCCATATATGAAGCCACTCTAGATGTTTCATAAAATATTGATTTTTGGTATAATTCACTATCAACTCTGGCCCATTGACCTTCTAAATATTTTTGTTGTTGTAGTTGTAATTTTTCTTTTTGAAAATCTTCTTTAGATTTAGTAACAATTAAATCCTTATTATTTAAAGTATACTTATTATAATCCGCATTCGTTTTCGGTCCACCCGCTTGTCCAAATAAGTAAAATAATTTTTGATAAACTGTTAAATTTTTATTTTCTTCCATAAAAATATTTTAATATAAATATCTACACTAATAACAATAACTTATCTTTATTTAATGTGAACATTAAAAATAATTATTCTACATAATCACAATCAACATATGCTAAATGACTACCATTTGATAAGTCTATTTCAAATACATAACTAACTAGATTGTCATAAGGGCCAGAACAACTATTTTTTTCTGGTTTTTTTGTGACCAAATTATCATTACCCCTATCTTTAGGTGGACAAAATCTATTATAAGTTGGTCCCCCACCTTTCCTAACAGCACATTGTCGTCTAAAAGCTTTATTTGAGTATATTTTTGCCATTATTTATTTTTTTTAAATCCAGGTAAACCACCAAATAACCAAGAATATTCTTTTGTATTTTGAACGGTTTGTTTATTTTCATTAATTTCATTAACAATAAAACCATTCATAACATCATCCAAAACACCAATATCCTCACTTGTTGTTGTTGTAATTGCCCAACTACTAACCATTGCTTTAGCTTGTCCTTTAGATTTTTCTAAATTTTTAAATGATGTCTCACCAACAAAACAACACATACCTATTGACATTAATAAGTCATCATGATAACCTTTCATATGGTCAGCTCTACCGTTTATAAAAACAAATGTGTCCATTTCGTTTATTGCTCTAATAGACCTAACTTTAAAAGAATCTAATCTAATAAATTCTTCTAGTTTTGTGGTTATTTGTCCTCTATTTTTTTGAAAATTAAGTCCAGGTAATTTACCTTTATTCATAAATTTCTGTAGTGATTTATTATTTTCAACAGCGTCAATACCAACTGTAATGTCATAATATAATAATTTTTTAGAATAACCTAACTCAATTAATTTTAATATTACTGAAGCTCCCCAACCACCAGTAATATCTACTACAACAAAAGCGTTATAAGATTCACCATAATATTTACATATCTCACCTAATACATCTGGAGCAACTTTACCATGATACTCAGCTACTTGATATCCAGTTGTGTAATCCCATATACAAATACCAGCAAAGTCATCTGAAGAACCTGATGATGGGTCGGCCGCTAATATATATTGGTGGTCTTTTATTGGGTCTTCCCAAATCCACATGTTACCATCTAACCATTCTTTTCTAATTGGGTCTACTACATTATCCTTTTTTTGTCTCTCAACATACTTTTCATCTATTACGTTATCACCAGAACCTAAAAACGAACAAAGTAATTCTTGTGCTATTGACCTTGGATTGTGATTAAGTTGTGCACACATATTTTCAAACCAATCTGACGTTGGTTCCCAATTATCTTTGATTAAATCATCCCAATTTTCTTTATTAAAATCTTCTTTTGTTTGTATAGTTTCTTCACCATCTTTATTTCTTTCTTTTTTAACCCAAGTCATACCTTTATTGTATCGTGGGTCTTCATACCAACGCATTTCTATTATATTGAAATTATTATCACCTGATTTAGCGTTGGCATAGGCTTTATGATAAAGTGGGTCATAACCATTAGGTGTTGAAATTAATATTGAACGACCTCCTGTAGATAATGATGGTTGAGCGGCAGTATAAAATTCTTCTCCTTTATTACCCTCAATAAATGCTGCCTCATCCACAACAACAACAGATGGTGTATAACCCCTTAAGGCATCTTTAGATGATGCAACAGCTTTAACTTCACTACCATTCCATAATTTATAGTGGGAAGATGAATTTTTTTCCGTATCAAACCAATCAGTAGAGTTAGTGTTACGATAAACATCCATCCACTGTGGTAATTGTTTTGTAAAATCTTTTATTTTCTTTAGAAATTCTTTTGCTGTTTCTTGTTTATTAGCTGCAATAAGAATTTTTTGTGTACTTTTATTGGAGGATAATGCTGTTACTATAGCTAGATATGCTGCTGTGGTTGTTGTTATCCCAGCTTGTCGTGGTTTCATAACTATATTGTGGTCATTATCTATGTAAGATTTAACTAATTCTTTTTGTTTGGGAAAAAGTTTAAATGGAACAAAACCACCTTGTGTTCTATCTTCTGTTTCTAGATAAGTTTCTATTGCATAAATTGGGTCTTTTATACATTTACCTATTTCATATAACATCTGAGCCTTATTCATAGAGTTTTATCTATAAATATCTTTAGGCATAAAAAAACCCGCAATAGCGGGTTTAAAGATTATTAAAATTAATTTATTTTTGACTAAGATAAGAACCAATTTTTCTAACCAAATCCATATTACCATCATCTAAAGCCGCGTCAATAGCTAACTCTAATTGTCTTTTATTCATACTAGAATAATCAGGTTCTTTCGGTACATCTTCAATTTCTGGTTCTGGTGTAACTTCTCTACCTTCAGGTTCAGGTGGTGTTAAAACATCACTATCATCATCCTCTATTGGACTATCCTCATAACCACTAGTGCTATCTTTATAAGCTTCATCCCTTAATTGTTCCAACGCTTCATTAGCCATATTTTCAATTCTATTTTTAGCCTCTTCCCTATTATTAAGTAAGTCTTTTATTAAACTATTAAAATCATTTGTTGGTAATTGTTGTAAATAATTAAATGTTAATGATATTACTTCTTGATTATCCACTGGTATGTTTTCAACTATCTTAGTCCAAATATGTTGACCTAATCGTATATCGTTTGTTTCAGCCTCTAAATGGTCTGTATTATCTAAAACATGTTGTCTTAAATTTCTATCTTGTGGTAAAGAATGTAATGACATTAATTCCATAACACCTTTCGCTAATTCATGTAATAATATTGGAAATACAATACCTTGTGCTATTATTTTTGGTTTATCACCAGAAAGGTCAATTCTAACATTTCCTGCGTGTACACCACTCCTACCTTCATTTTTTATTGTTTCATCATCTAATATCCAATAGTTAAAATCATTTGCGGCCATAATATTACCATAATTTCTAGATAAATCTGGTACGTTTTGAGACAATTCATCATCCATAAAGTGTAGGTTTTGTGATTTTCGAGCTGCCCCATGCATAAGAGCGTTAGTAAAACGTCTTCTTGTTATCTCATCCTTAACTTCTTCATCTGAGATATTTTGTGGTTTTGGTGTATTACCTCTTTGATGTTTAATTTGTCCCTTATCTACTGAACCAACCTTAAAACCTGTTTGTCTAGTCAATTGTTCAGCTTCTTGTGGTGATACTTCTCTACCAATAACCATACGTGGATTTAATCCAGTAATTGTTGCGTCAACATCAACAGCGTCTGCTGGCATATTAAATTGTTGTCTAATCATTTCAACAGCTTTTCTCTCCAAATTTTCAATCCCATATTCATATTCTTTTTTAGCCGCCTCAATTAGTGATGTACCTAATAATCTTTGTGCGTCTTCAAGTGTTACATTATCGTTACCGACCTTCTCTCTAATTTTTTGTTGTATTTCACGAAACACATCATCAGATATATTTTTAGTTAACTCTCTTTCTAGGTGGTCTGAGTAATCATGTTCACCAGATTCAAATTTTCTTCTTACATTATCATTCATATTTGCTTCAGATATTAAATTTTTTTGTATTGATTCTACTATCTCAGATTTTGACATAATTGGATTCTGAGTTTCTTCAAGTATACTCATAATATCTGACTCCGACAATGATATTTTACCGTAATTTTTAACTATTTTTTTAAAAGACTCTGATGTTATAATTTTATTTTCAACTGTAACAACATCACCTTCTTTATTGGTATATCGTACCGTTTTATCTTTATCCCTTTTTTTAATCTCACTTGCTGTTCTTTCAGCGTCAGGGTCATCTTCCCCTACCGTTATAGTCTCATCAACATTTTCATCATCTTGTAAAAGATATCTTTCATCACCATTTTCTGATTCATTTTGTTCATCAGGATAATAAGGTTCATCTTTTAAAATAGGGTCTTCTTTATTTAAAAAAGATATGACATCATCAATGGTCATTGGTCCGTCATGTTTTATTTTATTACTAAGTTTATCTATTGTGTGTGGTTCAGTATCTTTAACCCAATCCAAGTCTTTATTTTTATCTTCTAATCTTTTCATTATCTAATTACTTTATTTTCCTTATATTGTAAGGCTAAATCCATTATATATAATTTAGACTCTACTAATTCTTTTTTTTCGCCAAATTTAAATACAATTCTTTCAATATCTGGGTCATCATCCTCATTTAATTTCTGCCATCCTAACGCAATAATATCCTCAACTGCGTTATAAATATCAAATACACCCGATTCTTGCACTAAATCTAAATCTAATTCGTTTGTTTTTAATGAACCTATCATTTTAACTACTGATGGGTCTGGTGATAAATCTGTTGTGTCTGTAATTACTGATGATTCATACCAACCCTCATCCCATTCCCATGTTGTGGAGTTTGAAAATAAAAATTCAAACATATGTTCACCTTTAAATGTGGTACCAATCTTATTAATATATATTAAATATAATTCTTCCATATTAATAAATATTAATATTATTGCATAAAAAAAACACGAATTAACTTTTCGTGTTTTTTATTTTAAATTAAATCATTAAATCTTTTAACTTCTTCCCTTAATTTATCATTTAAATTCACTTTTCCATGAACTGTTGGGGAAGGAAGTGTTAATGCTTCAAAGTTATAGTCACCATTAGTCATTACCAGGTTTATGTCTTCCAACCCATCCAACCCTTCGAAAAAGTCTCTACTTTTAGCATAATCTAATGCCATTCTCAACCACTTTTCTTCGTTTAGATTATCCATATAACTCTGTGATTCTTTAGGGGTTTCTACAGATAGAGTCCCATCATCGTTAACTGTGAATATAAAGTCTATACCTTCTAACAACCTGTCACCAATATAATAACCGTCTAGTTTCGCTTGCTTTCTTGATTCTACCTTAAAGGTATTGGGGTCTTTACCCATAGCCTCCGCATATGCTACTTGGTCTTCGTCTTTTATTCCGAAATGTGAATAATTATTTTCTTGTGTTTTCATTTTATTCGAACTCTACGTCAATATCTCTATACATCATATCCCTATCCCTCTTATCCCATTTAGCTTTAGGTCCTGGTTCCTCACCTGGGGTAATATGTGGGGGTGGGGTAAATGGTTGTCTTGACGGTCTCTTACTTGGTGGTTCTTTTTCTGGTACACCTGGGTCAACTTGTGGTTGTGCCGGTTCTTCTTCTGGTGCTCTTTGTGGTTGTGGTGCCATTATTATATCATCATAAAATTCCATATCTTCATCAATTTGTTCTTCATCCAAAATTTCGTCAAAATCTCCAACACTGTCAATAGGCTCACCAACAAATTTATCATCAGCATTTGACCAATCATATTCTGTTTCATCTGAATCTTTTGTTGCTGGTGGTAAACCTAACTCATCTTCATAAGTTGATGGAGCTAATATTCCAGCGTCTTCCATTTCACTATACCAAACATCATCATCCTCATCTAAAAATTTTGTATCGTAAGGTAATTTATGTTTCCTCCAATCTTCTGATGGGTCTAATTCAAAACCTGGAGGTGCCGATTTATAATAATGTGTTGTTATATCTTTATCTGCTTGTTTTTTTGCTCTATAAGCTGGGTCTCTACTATATTCGGGATATGTATTTGGTCCATATAATGCTTCTGCTTCAGCATTAGGTAAATCATATGGGTCATCATTTATTACATCATCATCTAATATTAATAAATCTTCCCCCGTTTTACCTGGTTCAGCAATTTCTTCATCCTCATCACCACCTATATCAGGGTTATCCTCATCATAACCTTTATCCTCCGATTCCCAAGGCTCTGTTAAACCACCTGACTCACTTCCTTGTGGTGTTTTCCATGTTTGTACATCTGGTTCGTTAGTTGTTGTAACATTAAGACCTAACTCATCAGAACTTTCTTCTAATTCAGCGTCAAAATCAAACTCTGTTTTTTCAACCTCTACTTCATCAGAACTATCACCACCAGCTTCCACTGTATTTATAATATCTTTTTTATCTTTTGAGTCCATATTATCTAAATCTAACGCTGATAAAACAGATTTTGCTACCCATTTTTGTATATCAGAAGATAAATCTTCAGTATCTCTTAATTGTTGGCCTAATGTGCCAGTGGTACTCTGTATATCTTTTATAGAACTACCCTCAAGTTCGTCATTCACTTCTACCTCATCACTAACCTCTTCTTCACCCTCAGCGTCAAAATCAAAATCTCCTTCTCCTTCACCACCTTCAGCGTCAAAATCAAAATCTCCTTCTCCTTCACCACCTTCAGCGTCAAAATCAAAATCTCCTTCACCTTCAGTTCCAAAATCAAAGTCTTCTTCACCACCTTCTTCAGTTCCAAAATCAAAGTCTTCTTCACCACCTTCTTCAGTTCCAAACTCTTCGTCACTTGGTGTTTCTGGCACTTCCTCTATTTTTGGTTTTGGTAATTTTAAAACATATTTTTTTTCACCCAATAAATCAGACTCTAAAATATTAATATTATCAAC